GGGCCTAGGCCCCTCCACTCTGCTGCGAAGCAGAGGCTGTACTCTTGTTAGGAGTACGCTACCTGCCCCATCCTGTATCCGGAAACGTAAGACCCATTTACACGGGTATCGAATCCTGAAATAGCCTTACGGCTATCCTCAGTCAATGAGGAAATGGATGTTGGTGTGCCATCCGGCACACCATATAAGGCAGCCGCGAAAAGTACTCCGGGACGAAAGTGGTCGAAGCTCGTTTTTCCAAAACGAACGGGTCGCCACACCCGGAAGTACCGGACGCTGTTACGCACTCGAGGTTTCCATTTGGATTCCTCATCATGAATAAGGAGATCCCCAAGCTGCTCCGGCCCCCTCAGGGCGCGAATAGGCGTTGGAAGATCGTCCAAAACATGAAACCATATACGGCCAAACCCGCGATCGCAACCGCTGCGCAAGCAGCGACCACGAAAGCGATTAAGGCCATTGGCGAGTGCGATGAGTTGGTGTGGTTCATCTGGTGATTCTTTCAAGTAGTGGGCCCTCACGGGAAACCCTCGAAAGAAATCACCGCCACATGATTCTCTGAATGGTCCATCAACAAAACTCTTGGTCTTATTGATCTCGAATCCAAGGAACTCCAACACAGCAATTACATTTCTAGCCACACTCGTAGGAACGATTATATCGTCCCCAAATGTCGAGACTCGGTCCCCGTCGAAAATCGGAGAAATTTCACCCTTAGGGGTGAGAACTTCAGCGATACAACGGAAGATTAGCGTCTCTAGCTCGAAAGTAAAACCATTACCCATGGAGGAAAATTTCTCTAGATGATGGCGACTTTCGTCAATTAAGGTCGTTTTAGACCGCATCATATCAAGGAGATCAAACCAGTCCCACGGTAGCAGCAGCTTGACTAGAGCTGTGCAGATGGTGTCGCTCGCGTTGGCTAAATCAATGGTAGCTAGGTGCCCGAAGGCAGACCCTAGCATCGCCCAGTACCTGTGACGGTCCTGGACATTTACCTTTGACCAGCCGTAAACTTTTCCCATTCGCATCGTAATCCACGACCCCACTCCCAGTTGGAAGTAAAGGTTGAGTGAAGGTTCGATGCATATGCCGCGTTTTCTCTTGGCGTCTCTGTCAACCACTGTAAAGCGGTTGCCGTCGACGTATTCGAGTTTACGTGGAACATAGCGGAAAAGTTTATTCGGATCGGGATCTTCGATTGTTACCCCACTAGGTGGGCAATCTGAAGTCGGAGGGAGATCACCTATAAGTGCTTTTGTGCACCAGGCGGTCTCTCTCCACACGTCCAAGCAGGGCGTGAGATCCGTAGTCAGAGTAGCATCATTCGACATTTTGTCAGGCACCGTGATTAACGGGCCGACGTCACGAAATGTGCTTCCTGGCCCAAACCGAGGATTTAACTCCTCGATTGATGGACAACGACCAAGTACTCTTCCAATCTCTTTTCGCACCTTTCCCACAAGGGAGGATACGTGCTCACCATAGACATCTCTGTCGTCGATAAGCCGATTGAGTCGTACATTGGAGAGGAAACACTTGCGCTCGTTTGCCTTGAACAACTCGATGGCTTCTGCCTTCAAATCAAGTCCTAGATCGAAATCTTTGTACTTTTTGAAGAAACAGGCCACTTGGTTGTCAACAAGGTATAACGAAGGACTGTCATAGTCCCCAGGCTCGATTTTCATCGAAACCAGACCCATGTAATCACCATCCTCTAGCATTTTTAAGGCTTTCAGACTTAGATCACTATTCGCCTTCCGGCATAGCGCCGTAAAGGATTTGCGGACAGCTCGTCCTAGCAAATTAGACATTGTGGTTTCCTTTGAGACTTACCGTGAGTGTGCCGAGAATTAACTCGGTGCGTAACCTTCGTTACCAACAGCTTGCAAAAGCGCCGAGAGGTGCAATGCAGCGTCTTGGTAGACGAATTCCGCAATCTCACTCGCGGTCATGTCTTGGGGAATGAGCGTGGACTTCTCGGAAGAAGCCCCACCCACAACCACGATGTTCCCGGCTGAGTCGAGACGGCTCTTCGGCCAGAAGGTCGTAGTACGAATGCGGCGGGCCTTCCGGGTTCCGTTGTCAGCAGCCACGACTGTAAAAGTCGGACGCTGAGCAAGGACGGTGCCTACCGTGTCGTTCTTGAACACAGCTGGTGATTTGTCGCCCGCAGAGGGGGTTTTGGCAGTCCAGGTCACATCCGTAACCTTGTCAGCCTTCTTGATGACGATGTTAGCCATTTGTGGCATAATTTAACTCCATTTTTTTGAAAGGTACGTGAATTCTCACTTCTTCTTGTCTCCAAGAAATTGTACCAAGAGTGAAGTGGCATTTGCACCGCGCTGCCACTGGAAGCGCTCGTACTGAAACCGAAGAGTAACAGCTGATATGGTTAGACGACGGGTGGATTGATTCCACTCATGAGTCCAGCCACTAGCTGTGTTCACGGTCATGGTGCGGGTTAGTACGAAGGTTGACGGTTTTGCGATTTCAAGCCCAGTAAAGTCCGTGAGCTGTTGAAGCCACTGACTCCAGTTGGAGAACCAGTCGATAACAAAGGAGAAAGCTACCCCTTCATTAAACCATTGAATTGGGTTGAGAAGGCCCAATTGGTTAGCAAGCCAAAGGTTAGGGTTTTTGACCCTAACGAAAGCACTCACTACGCAGTTCACCTGTATCTCTCGATTCT